ATTTAAAATTTAAAACTCGTTCTTTATCTTCAGAATGTCCTCATTCAGTAAAAAGATGGGGCGCTGTTTTGACCCAAGAAGAAGAAGATGAACTTTATAATAAATTAAGTTATGATCCAGACAGAGAGAACGATTGAAATATATACGGGATTAAATGGTTATAAATTATTTACAGAACAAATGGATAGATCAGCTGCTATACATAATGTAACTAGTTTAAGAGAAAGTAATGACATATCTGAAGAAGAAAAAAAATCATTAATTGAAATGATTAATTCTCCTGATATTGAAAATTTAAGAGTTGTTGAAGCAATTATACATCATCACATAATTTCAAAATAATTAATTATGATATTAAAATTTGAAGAAAAAGAACACAAATACACTAGTCTAGATCCAAACGATTCTGTAGATTGGATAAGCGTAACAAGTTTGATAGCAAAATTTAAAGAACCTTTTGATAGTGTTACCACAGCGGAAAAAGTTAGTAAAAACAAAAAATCTAAATGGTACGGTATAAAACCAGAATTAATAGTTAAAGCATGGGATGATGAAAGAGATAGGGCTAACAAGTTAGGTACCTGGTATCATAATCAAAGAGAAGGAGATGTTCTTTCTTTAGAAACAATTTCTCGTTCTGGTATTGAGTTACCTATAATAAAACCTATTATAGAGAACAATGTTAAGTTATCTCCTCACCAACAATTAGTACCCGGGATATATCCAGAACACTTCGTATATCTTAAATCTGCAGCGATATGTGGTCAATCTGACAGAGTAGAAGTTGTAGGAGAATACGTTGATATTACTGATTATAAAACTAACAAAGAAATTAAAACTAAAGGTTTTGTAAACTGGGAAGGGATTAGTAAAAAACTTTTAAAACCTGTTTCTCATCTTGATGACTGTGAATTAAATCATTACGCTCTTCAATTAAGTATGTATATGTATATTATTCTAAAACATAATCATAGACTTAAACCAAGAAACTTATCTTTACAACATGTAATTTTTGAAACAGATGGTGAAAACTCATTTGGATATCCTATTACTAAACTAAACGATGCCGGTGATCCGATAGTTAAAGAAGTAATTGAATACAAAGTACCTTATTTGAAAAGAGAAGTAATAGATATTATTAACTGGTTACACGAAAACAAAATTAAAAATGATAGATAAACCACAAGTAGAAGGGTTAACTTGGTTGAGCGATACTCTTGCTGAAGTAGTAATTCCTTTATTTAATAAACGCGATATAGAATTAGGTATAAAAGGTAATTTGTTTTACGATAAAGAAATAATCGATCTTACAAAACTTGCTTGTATTAGAGATTATTATCCCGATGATAATGATACAGAAAATTATTCTAGAGATGAACTTGATGAAGATGGTAAATCTATTTACGAAGTATTAGTTGATATTGAAGGGGTTAATACTCACGTTTTGAGAATAACTAAAGAAGATTTAGTTAAAGTTTGGTTGTATGTAAAATCTTTAAAATGAACATAAGACTTTTTGATATACAAAACGGTAAAGTAACAGCGACAGAACATTGTTATACACTTAGTACTCTTAAACGGATTATGGAAGAATATCCCGATAGTTATAACCAGGTTTATACTTATCTCTACTATAAAACTTGTCCGGATCCTCAGAATAATCCTTTCTTTAATGTTCCGGAAGAAGATAAAGAAGAACTTATTTTATCCGAAGTTAATCCAGATTTTTCTGTTGAAGATGATTTAATTATTGAGGCTATAGCGTTTTGTAATAAGCTTTACGAAACACCTACTGTTCGTGCTTACAACGGGATAAAAAGTATGTTAGATAGATTAGCAAAATATTTAGAAACTAGCGAAATTACTTCTGGGAGAGATGGTAATATTACAGCACTTCTTCGAGCTGCTAAAGATTTTCAAGATATACGAATATCTTTTAAAGGAGTTCTTAAAGATCTTGAAGAAGAACAAAAAACTCGTACCAGAGGTAATAGAGAAAAAGCTTATGATCAATAATGGTATCTCCTAATAATGATGGTAATTTTATAACTGTACCAACCTGGGATAATGGTGAATGGTTAGAAACTGTATTTGAAACCAGAGATGAATTTAGAGATTTTGTACTTTCTGTTTTTAAAGAACCGGGTAAATATGAGTTTGATGAAACATCGCTAATTTTTAACGAACAAGCTCGGTTTTTTAATACTAACCAATATTTCTGTACTGCTCCTTATAAAAGTAAAGATTACAAGAAATACTGGGATGATCAAAAAAATAAATGTCGTAAAGGAGTTATTTTTAAGAATAACGATAAAGTTTGGTATTTAAGTAGAGACTACTATATGTGGTTAAACTTTTTACCTATTAATAATAAAGAGTTAAGAAGATTTAGTTTTGCTGACGTAAGGGATGCTCAGTATCACATGGCGCTATACGAAATACTAGCCGAACTACATTACAAACATGTTGCTATTCTTAAGAAACGTCAGATAGCTTCTTCTTATTTTCACATGGCCAAATTGATTAATCAGATTTGGTTTGAAGAAACGCCTATTTTAAAAATGGGTGCTAGTCTTAAAGATTATATTAACGAAAAAGGTTCTTGGAAATTCTTGGATGAATATCGTAACTTCTTAGATCTTCATACTGCTTGGATTAGACCTATGAATCCTGGTAAAACTCTTATCTGGCAACAACAAATTGAAGAGACTATTAATGGTCGTAAAACTAAAACTGGTTTAAAAGGTGTTCTCCAAGGTATGTCTTTTGAGAAAGATCCTACAAACGGTGTCGGTGGACCTTGTACATATTTCTTTTACGAAGAGGGTGGTATCGCTCCTACTGCAGATTTAACTTACGGTTACATGAGACCGGCTATGAAATCCGGTATGATAACTACAGGATTATTTATTATAGCAGGCTCTGTCGGTGATTTGAGTCAGTGTGGTCCTCTTAAAAAGTTTATTCTAAATCCTGATATAAATGACATTTATTCTGTTGAGACGGATCTGATAAATAATAAAAGGACTTTCGGAAAATCAGGTTTGTTTATTCCGGAACAATGGTCCATGCCCCCTTACATAGATAAATATGGGAATAGTCTTGTAGAAGAATCTTTAGAGGCTCTTGACGAATATTTTGAGAAGTGTAAAGCTAATATGGATCCTAGAGATTATCAGTTAGAAATTTCTCAGCATCCAAGAACTATTGAAGAAGCGTTTGCTAATCGTGAAGAATCTATTTTTCCTACCCACCTAGTTAATCACCAGATTAAACTAATAGAAGATAAAGAATACTCTATACAGTATGTTGATTTAGTAAAAACACTGGAAGGTAAATTTGAATTTAAGAGTACTTCTAAGTTACCAATTAAAGATTTTCCGGTTGATAAAAAAATGATAGATAAATCAGGAGTAATTGTTATTACAGAAAAACCTGATCCTAACGCTCCGTGGGGAACTTATTACGCTTCGATTGACCCGGTAGGAGAAGGTAAAACAACTACGAGTGAATCATTATGTTCTATTTATATTTACAAGAATCCTGTCGAAGTAACTAAAATAGAAGGTGACGAAACTACAGTTTATGTAGAAAGAGATCGTATTGTTGCTTGGTGGTGTGGTAGATTTGACGATATAAATAAAACTCACGAACGTCTTGAACACATGATAGAAGCGTACAACGCTTGGACTATTGTAGAGAGTAACGTGTCGTTATTTATTCGACACATGATATTCAACAAAAAACAAAAATATCTTGTACCAAAAGACCAGATTACTTTTTTAAAAGATCTTGGTTCTAATAAAAATGTGTATCAAGAATACGGTTGGAAAAACACCGGCCAATTATTCAAAGCTCACATGTTGTCTTACTTGATAGAATTTATCAAAGAGACTATTGATGAAGAAAGTAAAACTGACGGAACTATTGTAAAGAAGTATTACGGTATAGAAAGAATACCGGATATAATGGCTATGAAAGAAATGTTAGCCTATGTTGATGGGTTAAACGTGGACAGATTAGTTTCGTTAGCAGCGCTTATATCCTTTGCTAAGGTACAAATTTCATCCCTGGGTTATAAAAAAAGAATAGATCGTGTACAAACTACTAACTTTGACAAGTCGAATAAAATGAGTAAATTATCTATAAGTCCATTTAGACATATAGGAGGTAAATCTCGTGGTTTAAATAGTATTAAAAGAAATCCGTTTAAAAACATACGATAATGCAAATATATAACGCGTTACAGTTAAAGAAAGGTGCTAAAGTAGATTATAATAGAATGAGTAGTATTACTCAACCTATACAGTTTTTGTCTTCTAAAGATAAAGACGATGAATGGTGTGCCTGGAATATGGATTGGTTAGAGTGGATGGGAATACGTCAGGTGCGTAAGAACGCTACTAGACTTATGAAAAATTACAAATTAGCTAAGGGTCAGATTGACAAGTCTGATTATATAGTAGAGAATGATAACGAATACTTAGATTTAGTAGAAACTCTTTCTTCCGGTAACGAGTCTTCAGCGTTAGAATTAAAATTTTATCCTATAATTCCTAACATTATTAATGTATTAACCAGTGAGTTTGCTAAGAGAAATACTATGATACAGTTTACTGCTGTAGATGATTACTCTTATAACGAATTAATGGAGAAGAAAAGAGCTGATATAGAAAACTATCTTGTACAAATTGCTGAAGAAAAAATAATGATTGGGATGTTAGAACAGGGTTTAGATCCTGAAGACCCTCAAGTACAAGAGTACATGCAGAAGCAGATGTCTAGAGAAAATCTTAAAACTCTACCTGAAATACAAGATTTCTATACTAAGAGTTATAAAAGTATTGCTGAACAGTGGGCTACTAAACAAATGAAAATAGATGATCAGAGGTTTAGTATGGAAGAACTTGAAGAGCGAGCGTTTAGAGATATGTTGATTACTGACCGAGAATTCTGGCATTTTAGAATGGGGGAAGATGATTATGAAATAGAACTATGGAACCCGGTTTTAACTTTTTATCACAAGTCTCCGGAAGTACGTTATATATCTCAAAGTAACTATGTAGGTAAGCTAGATATTATGACTATACCGGATGTTCTTGATAAGTATGGTTGGTTAATGACCCAGGAACAACAAGAATCTTTAGAGTCATTATACCCGGTAAGATCTGCGGGATATAATATCGGAGGTTTACAAAACGATGGTTCTTTTTATGATCCTACTAAATCTCATGAGTGGAATACCGACAGACCTTCGTTGGAATATCGTCAGCTAACTTCTATGTTAGAAAATAGTTTTAACGATAATGATGTGGTTGGTTTAATAACCGGTCAATCTGAAGATGGTGGGGATCTTAATATGGCTACGATGTTGAGAGTTACTACTTGTTATTGGAAGTCTCAACGTAAAGTAGGACATCTTACTAAAATAACAGATGCTGGTGAAGTAATAAACGAAGTAATTAGTGAAAATTATAAGATTACCGATAAACCTGTTTATAATACAACACTGTTTAAAAATAAGACAAAAGACAATTTAATTTTTGGTGAACATATTGATTGGATATGGATTAACCAAAGCTACGGTGGTGTAAAAATAGGTCCGAATCGACCTACTTATTGGGGTATGAATAATACCGGTGGTATAAATCCTATTTATATAGGGATAAATCAAAACCAACTAGGACCGTTAAAATATCAGTTTAAAGGTGATAATACTCTATATGGTTGTTTACTTCCAGTAGAAGGTTCTGTATTTTCTGATAGAAATACTAAATCTACTTCATTAGTAGATCTTACAAAACCTTTTCAAATCGGATACAATATTGTAAATAATCAGATCGCTGATATTCTTGTAGATGAACTTGGTACTGTAGTATTATTAGATCAAAACTCTTTACCTAAACATTCTCTTGGAGAAGATTGGGGTAAAGGTAACTACGCGAACGCTTATGTTGCGATGAAGAATTTTCAGATTTTACCGTTAGATACATCTATTACTAATACTGAAAACGCACTAAACTTTCAACATTTCCAAACTCTTAATCTAGAACAAACTAATCGTTTAATGTCTAGAATACAACTGGCTAATTATTTTAAGTTACAGTGTATGGAGACAGTAGGAGTTACTCCACAACGTATGGGTCAACAAATTGGTCAGACTGATACAGCTAGGGGTATAGAACAATCCGTGGCCGGTTCCTACGCTCAGACAGAAAATTACTTTATACAACACTCGGATTACCTTATGCCCAGGGTCCATAGAATGAGGACAGACCTTGCTCAGTATTACGCTAGTACAAAACCTTCTTTAAGAATGCAGTATAGTACTAGTAACGATGAAAGAGTTATGATGGAGTTAAACGGTAACGATTTGTTACTCAGAGATATAAATGTTTTTGCTACCACTAAAGCTAATCACAGAGCTATTTTAGAAAAACTAAAATTAATAGCTGAAAGTAATAATACTACAGGGGCCACTATATATGATTTAGGTAATATTGTTCAATCTCAATCTTTAGGAGAATTGAATACGGTTCTTAAAAAACTAGATGATAAGCTTCAACAAACTAAACAACAAGAAATGCAACAACAGCAACAAATGTTGGATCAAGAGTTACAATCTAGAACTCAAGAAGCTCAGTTAGAAAGAGATCATACAAGTTTAGAAAAAGAAAAAGATCGTAGAAAAGATATCTTGATAGCTGAGATTAGAGCGGCCGGTATGGGATCGATGGTCGATTTAGATAAGAATCAACAATCTGACTTTCAAGATTACATGACGGATATGAGAAAGTCTCAAGAATTTGCTGATACTATGAGTTTTAATAGAGAAAAAGAAACAACTAAATCTCAATTATCTCGGGACAAATTAAGTATAGAAAGAGAAAAAATAAACGCTCAAAAAGATATAGCTAATAAACAACTAGAAATTGCTCGTACTAACAAAAATAAGTACGATGTAAAACAAAAAGATAAACCTAAAAAATAGTTAGCGTTATAGTGCTATAAATTAGATACGTTAAATATTCAAAAGCAACTTTTTTATGTTTAAGTTTATATTTTTGAGTATATTATTAATGTCAAAGAAATAAAACCAACCTTATGACGCAAATTAAAGAAAGTACCCAAGTATTAGAAGAAGATGTAAATCTTCAAAATCTTTTTGGAACATCGACAGAAGGATTGATTAATACTGAACCAGAGAAAGAAAGAATGTTTCAAGCTCCTGGTAAAGATGAAAAAGAGTTCCTTGACAATCCTGATCTAAAAGATAAAAAACAGGTAACTGAAGAAAAGAAAGTAGAAACTGTAATTTCGGCAGAAGAAATAGATGATACTTTATCGTTAGAACAAGAAGAAGAATTAAAAGACAAAGGAGGTAGACCAAAAGTATCTAAAGATCTTATGGTATCAACCCTTAATAAACTTTTTGAAAAAGGTTCTTTAGTACCGTTTGAAGATGATAAACCTTTAGAAGATTATACTCAAGAAGATCTTGAAGAACTTATTGAAGCTAACCTTCATAACCAGGAAAGTAATCTTAGAGGTAAAACTACTAAAGAATTTTTTGAAGCTCTTCCTCCAGAAATGCAATACGCAGCTAAATATATAGCTGATGGTGGTAATGATTTAAAATCTTTATTCCGAGTTCTTTCTCACGTAGAAGAAGTTAAAGAACTAGATCCTTCTACCGATAGTGAGACAATTGCTTATAAATATTTGTCAGCTACTACTAAGTTTAATAACGAAGAGATAGAAGAACAAATCCAGCTTTGGAAAGATCAAAATATTCTTGAACAAAAAGCCGGTAATTTTAAACCAAAACTTGATGAATTAACTGAGCAAGAAGTAGCTAAAAAGTTAAAACAACAAGAAGTTTTAAAAAGAAAACAAGAAGAACAGGCTGAGATATATATCGAAAATGTATATAACGCCTTGGCCCCTGGTGATCTGAATGGTATAAAGCTGGATAAAAAAGTTCAAAACATTCTTTATACCGGTTTAGTAAATATGAATTATCCTTCAGTAACTGGTAACCAAACTAGTCTTTTAGGTCATTTACTTGAAAAGTATCAGTTCGTAGAACCTAACCACGCTTTAGTAGCTGAAGCTTTGTATCTTTTAGCTGACCCTAAAGGTTATAGAGAAAAAGTTTTAAGTCTTGGAGAAAAGATTGCGACTGAAAAAACTGTAAGAAGTTTGAAAACAGAAGAAAGTCTTAAAAAAGGTGGTTCCGCTGTTATAACAAACGATGATGATAATAAACGTAATTTGAAAAAACAAACAATACAAAAACCATCAAAAAACTTTTTTAGAAGAGATTAACATTAATTCACAATAAAAACAATTATTTAAAAATGGCAACTCCAGTATTTAACAATGGTATTTTCCTACGCGACACGAACTATCAAGCTTCGTCTCACGTAGATTCTTATCACTTGGTGAACATGCTTAAAGACGCTGAACCTATGGACATGGGCCCTGTAGATATATGGGCTATGACACAGAAGGTTGAGATGCCTCTTTATCAAATGTCATCATTTGGTGGAAAAAACGTTATCATGGTAGATAACGCTCGTGGTGAATATAAGTGGCAGACTCCTGTATCTCAGGATCTACCTTATGTAATCGATGACGTAGAACCAGATAACACAAACAAAGGTATTGATGGTCAAACCTTTAAAATCAAATTATCTCGTAGAGAGTTTGGTAGTGGTGACATTATTACTTACGACAAGTACAACGGTCTTGAATTGTACATTGTACCTAGCGAAGATATCTTACCGGTATCTGATGGTTACATCTACACTGTTCAATTAGTGAACAATGATAACTTTAAATTCTTGGATAACAAGTATTTAGCATCTGGTACTAAATTCTTCCGTAAAGGTTCTGCTCGTGGTGAGTACGGTGAAAGATTTTCTGATATTATCACTAAATCTGGTTTCCGTGAATTTTACAACTACGTAGGTGGTGCTGAAGCTCACGTTCACTATTCTATTTCTAGTCGCGCAGACTTGATGATTAAAGGTGGTATGAAAGCTGATGGTGCAGTTCCTGTAACTGAAATCTGGAGAAACTTTGATAAATCTTTAGATCCGGCTATTAGTAAGATCGAAGATATCGTTGCTTTCAAAGGTAAAGATTATGTTAAAAAAGCTATGGCTAATGGTACATTAACCAGAACTTTCTTGACTTCTTTAGAAGCCGCTCACTTAACTAAAATTTCTACTGACATTGAGACTTACTTGATGTGGGGTCATGGTGGTAGAGTTAAACAAGATGGTCCGGATGATATCAGATTATCTGTAGGTCTTTGGAAACAATTAGATAACTCTTTCAAACGTGTTTATAACAAAATAAGCTTTAACTTAGAGTTATTCCGTTCTGAGATTTATAATTTCTACAACGGTCGTGTTGAGTTTCAAGGTCCAGATCCTAAGAGACAACTTATCGTACAAACCGGTATGGGAGGTATGAAACTTGTTAACGAATCGATCAAAAGAGAAGCTGCTAATTCAGGTCTTGTTATCCAGGCTGCTGCTAATAATGGTATTGGCGCCATCACCGGTCAAGGTATGGACTTGAATTTTGGATTTGCTTACACTAGCTACGTTATTCCTTTCTTAGCGAATGTGAAATTCGTATTAAACCCTGCTTTCGATAACGTTCATACTAACGATATTGAAAATCCATTGATCGATGGTTTCCCATTAAGTTCTTATAACTTCATTATTTTTGATGTTACTGATAACACTAACGATAACATTTACTTGTTAAAATTAGCTTGGGATAATCAATTGAAATGGTGGTACCAAAATGGTACGATGGATTATATGGGCCGTACACAAGGATTCCAGTCTTCTGGACAATTCAATGGATACCGTGTGTATATGTCTCAAACATTCCCGGCCATTTGGGTAAAAGACCCAACTAAAGTGTTGAAGATTGTTATGAGAAACCCAATCACTGGTGGATCGTTCTAGTAAAAAAAGAGGGCTGTGAAAACAGCTCTCTTATTATTATAATCACTAAATTTTCAAACAATGAAAACAAAAACTCCTGCTAAAAAAGCTACAAAAACAGCTTCAGCTAAACCTTCAATGATGTATGGTGGTTCTAAAAAAACAAGTAAAACCACTATGATGAAAAAAGGTGGATCTATGAAAAAAGCTTGCTAATAACTATTAAGCTGGGTAATATGCACTTTGACGGGTTCGTATCCTGTACTCAGCTCTTAAACCAACAATTATAAAACAATGACTAGTACTTTAGAAAAACCAACAACTACAGTAGAAGTAAAAAACACAATTACTGTAAAACCCTATGTAGATCGTGCAAAAGAAAATATGGGTCTTGAGAATTACAACATGGTTGTATTCGATGGGGTACACCAGGAAGAACAACTTGCTTACGTTGAAAATAACGGAGTAAGAAGATATCTTACTGGGTTAAACGAATTTGCTCCTGAAATTAAAACAATTACTGATCAGGAAGAAAAAAAAGCTAAAATCTTAGAAATAAGAAGAACGGTATCTCAACTCGAAAAAGAATTATCGTCTAATATTATAGACGAAGATGATCCTCAGTTTTGGTCTAAAGTAAAATTATTAAGACCTGATAATGATACTTTTTGGGGTAATATTACTATGAGATGTGGTAATAGTGATATCCATTTGAATATTCATACAGAACCTATGGATCTTATAAAACTTCATGCTATTGAAGCCGGTGGGTTTTCGTTGATAGCTAAAAGTTTTGAATGGGCCCGTATGAGTAGCTTTCCTTACAAGTTTTATTTAGATAAATCTGTAGATACTATTTCTACTAAAACCGAAATCAAAAAATTACGTAACAAAGCTCTTGCTGAATTACAGAAATTGTTTGATAAAAACACTAATAAGTTATGGTTAGTAGCTAAAAGTATTGACGGAAACTCTGTTCAATACAAAAAGAATACACCTAACGATATCGTTTACGATAACATGGATAAGTATATAAACGGGGAAGGTATTGAAAAAAGCACTAAGAAAGCTCCTAAACATTTTATGGAAGCTGCTGCTTTAGATATGGAAACGTTAAAACTTAAAGCTATAGTTAACGATTCGTCTTATTACAAATACATCGCTCCAAAAGCTGACGGGGTTATATATCACTTATCGACTAATACGATTATCGGAAGAAATCCTTCAGAGTGTGTAGAGTTTTTAAAGAATCCTTTAAACGAAAAGATTCTTGAAGATTTGATGAAACGTTTAGAAGTTCAATGGAATAAGTAATGGCTAA